GACGAACCCGCTCCGGTCAGGATTGCTGATGCGGCCCTGTACCTCCAGGTCGTCGCCTCGCCACCGCAGGCGGTCCTCGCGGGTGATGCCCTCGGCAGTGGAGGTCCGCATCACAACGGTAAGGGAGGTCGTCTCCTCCTCGCGGCCTGCCGTGCGGCTTTCGCTTGGCGTGCCCCGCGTGACCGCCGCAAAGACCGTTTCTGATTCGGAGTAGGTGACTTGCTCTTCGCCGTACTGGTCGGTCTGGACCGACCCCTCCAATATGGTCACCCGCTCGTCAAGCGTCATCGGCGCACGCGCCACTGGTCATAAGCATTGCGAGAGATCATCCCGCCGTCGCTCGCGGTGTCTCCGCCCATCGGGTCGCGGTGGTCAAAGGTCGCTCGGATGTCGTGCAGAAGCTGAAGCCGCAGGTTTGGCGGCAGCGCCTCAAAGCCAGCCTTATACGTGATGCGGGCAGGGCTGTCGATGAGGTTGCCATCCACCTGCACCTCATCGCCGTTTGTCTCCGCATCGACGCTGGAAAAAGAGCCGTCTTCTTTGATCTCGACCTGCACGGTCGCCTCGTCAACCGGCGGGTAGAGCAGGTTTGCCCTGCCGTAAAACTCTCGCCAGGTAAGCGTTACCTCTCGGCGCGTAAAGAGCCGTCCGGTGTACTTCTCCGCGCCGCGCCGCACGCCCTGAATGATTGTGCTCACGAGCACCGCATCCGGCACTTTGTCTAGCCGAAGAAAGCTGGCCGCCTCTTGGACCGTGATCGGCTCGTCTTGAGCCCGTGCTACATCTACAGAGAGCCCGCTCGGGAGCCGCACTTCCGTCGCCTCCCGGCGAGAAAGCTCCCCTACAATGTCCGCGTAGCGACCGCTCATTCGACTGTGTAGCCTGCCTCACGTACAGCGTCTTTGCCCCGCACCTTTTCGCCGGTCGGGAGCTTGTACCACGGCCCGCCACAATACTCGGCGGTCTTCGTCTTTTCCCGCGGGTCCCTTGCCTGCACCTCCCGCTCAGGGACGTGCTCCTCGGCCCACTCGGGAAGCGGGTCCCCCGGCGCAAACGTCTCCGTCCTTGCCGGGCGACCCAGCCGATCCCGCTCAACAATGACCACCATCGCTTCAGCCATCGGTTACGCAATCTCAATGCCCTTGACCGCTTCAGCGAGGGCAAGGTCCCCACCGCAGCGCCCGCGGAAGTGATACTCAATCCGCCCGCTGGACTTGGCGGTGTACGGGTCGCGGATGACCTCCATCTGAAGCCGGTCCACGACGTAGTACGCCTGCTGATAGTCCCCGAAGATATAGGGAATGTCACCTTCTCCCGCCGTAGCAGACGCGACAAGATCCTGCATCTCCACGTACTCGAATCCGTCAATCGTCGCGGGCGTGGAGGCATCCAGGCTCGGCTCAAAGATGAAGTCGCCGCTGCCATTCTCAAGTGTGCGGGCGTGGCGGAGAGCCTCGCGGGTAACGCCCCACACCCCGTTGTTGCGGTACTCCTGCTTCAGCCGAAGCGGGAGGTTGCGAAGCTCCTCCGCACTGACCGCATCAACCGAGTCGCTGGTCGTGTCTGCGGTCGTTACGGTCTGGAAGTTGGGGTCTGTAATCATCCCCTGCGGCTCGCCTGTGCCGGTGCCGCGCAGGTGCTTCTCGCCGAGCAGACGGTCCATCTCCGTGCTGACGTAATCTCGGATCTCCGCCTCCACGTCGAAAACGGCGTCTTCAATCATCTGCCGCGTGACCGGGACCTCCACGAAAAATTCGTGGGTGTCGATCACGAGCATGTCGCCGTTGTCGGCGCCGAAGTCAAGCCCGGTGTCATCGCTTCTCGTTCCACCCTCACTCACAAACGCCGCGTTCGGGCGGGCCTGGAGCTTGGGAATCTCGACCTGCTTCCGCTCGGTCTGGAGCGTGCGGGCCACCTGCCGGATCGGGCTGATGTCCACCACGTCGTCGATGATCTCCTCGACAAACTCGACCGGGGCCAGCGCGTCGGACTGGTTCCCCGCGCCCGAACCAATGGACAGGTCCTTCGTCTCCCCCTTGCTCTCGCCAGGATACAGGTGCTCGCGGTACGCCTCACCAGAAACGTTCGCGCCGTTGACCCACGACTTAAACGCCTTCCGCTCGTCGCTCATCTCCGCGGTGTCCGAGCCAGGGTCTGTGTCCAAGTCACGGCGGTTAGTCTTTGTCTCCAGCTCATCGAGGCGCTCCTGAGCCTTCTCAAGCCGCTCTTTGGTTGAGGAGACCGTATTCTTTAGGGTCTCGACCTCCTCATTTTTGTTCTTGACTGCCTCCTTCAGCTCGTTAAATGCCTCCTTCGTCTCCTTCGCGTAGTTGGTGTCAGGTACTCCCATGAGTCTATCGCTAGAGTTCGTTCGCAAGAGATTGAATGTCGCTCACGAACTCTGCGCCGAGTGGGCTATCCGCCGTACTCGGAGCGGAATCGTCACCGGATACTGCCTCCTTGATGGCGGTAATGAGCCGCTCATCGTCTGACAGTATGGGCGCGATCTTCCGTGCGAGTTCTTCGAGTGCGTCGTCGTCTTCTAAGAATGACTTGATCCCTGTGACCCGCGCCTTCGGGTTCATCGGGATCTGCGTCAGAGAAAATTCGTGCGCCTTCACCTCCTTCAAGATGCGGGCGTCTTTTTCTTTGTCGTACTCGTCTTCTCGTACCTCGTAGCCGAAGCTCATCCCTATCGGCAGGTTGTGCTTCTGGGCCTGCCGGATGTCTGATGCGATCTCGCGGCCAAGTTGCTTTTCGGTGTTGACGTGGGCCTCGACCTTGACGCCGTTGCGGTCCTCCTGCGCCTTCACGAAGCCCACCCGCGACTGCATCTTGAGCTGGTGGTCTGTGACCAGCGGGAATTTGCCGTCGTTGCGATTGATCGTCTGCTTGAATGACCCCTTCTGGAGAATGTCGTCGCCGCGGTCCTTATTGCCGAACACGGCGCCGTAGCCGTTGAAGACAAAATCCCCGTCCTCGTCGGACTTGATCTCCAGCCCCTGCATCTCAGTTGAAGTTGTCAGGGTGTCCCCAACAGCAGACTTCATTTCATCCTCTTCCTCTTCGTCCTCGCCTCCGTATCCACCGGACTCTTCCATCTCTTCCTCTTCGTCCATCCCCTTCATCATGTCCGCCATCGGCATGTCGTCGGGCGCTTCTTCGACTGCGTGGTTTTGAGGCGCGTTCGGCATGTAGAGCGCCTTGTCCACGCCCTCAAACATGTGCTCGTGGATCTCCCCGTTGTAGCTTGCAATCATCGCAAGCTCCTTGTTGTGATACAGCGGGTAGAACACGCCGGCCTCCTCCATCTCTTCCTCCATCGCTCGGAGAGCGAAGGGCTGCTCTTGCGGAAGATCCATTTTGCTTGCGGTAGGCTTGTAAGAGCTACTCTCAGTTTTGAGCGGGTGCCCATCTGGCATCAGGTCGCGGTCGTGCTCCCCGCCTTCAAAGTTCTCGTTTCGTACAGCGTAGAGGAAGCTGTTCACTCGGGCGAGCGCCCACTGCTCCTCCGACTGCACGTTTTCGCGCACGGACCCAGGATTATTTCTGAACGCCCCGATTCCGCGCTTGAATACGTTTTTGAGCATCCGGTACGTCACCCGATGCTTCTCCGTGTCTCCGTGCTCGTCGTTGTGCTCCTCAACCTTATTCTTCAGCGCCGTCTCAATATCTTCCGTGACCGCATCTTCGTTTTTCAGCTCTGAGGCGAGAGATTGCGCTTGCTGTATCAGATCCATCGCGTCTTTGTCCCTCTCCTCAATCGTTTTGATCGCGGCCAGAATGATGTCGGTCTGCTGTTGCTCGGAAAGCGTGCCCTCTCCTTGCGGTACAACGCCCCACTTCAGTTGAGCCATCACACCGCCCACGTTCGAGGGCGTCGGGTTTGGTCCGTCTTCGTCGTTAAACTGCGACCCGTCATCCCCGTGGCGATCCGCCCAGTTCTCTCGCGTGTACACCCACCCCTTCACAGCGTCCGACCGCTCCCCGTCACGGAAGCGCGTCCACATCTCAAAGGCGTCGTTCCCCCTCTGATTGCCGCCCAGTTCCCACGCTTCGGGATTGTTTTCCTTTACGCTCGCTACGAAGTCGTAGTCAGGCGTATCATACTTTGAGTTTTGCAGTATTGGCGTCTCGTCGTCCCCGTCCTCGGGAAAGTCAGTCTTCTCTTCCCCGGGGTCCATGCGGCTTGCCCACTCCTCATCGGTGCGATCCTTCGCGGCGTTTAGGGCCTTTTCGAGCATCTCTTCAGCCCGCTTTAGCTTCTTGTCTTCGCCTGTGACCGGAAGCGCCTCAAAAGTGTGCCCTTCTACCTGAACGCTCTCCGCGTCGGCCACACGGCGGACGACAATTTCGGCAACGTCTAGCTTAATGTGCCCGAGACGCTTCTGGCGCGTATCCAGCCGAAGCCGACCATCGCTTTGCTGAACGTCAGGCAGAATGCCAGCCACATGCTCATAAAGACGCCGAATTTCCGACACGGCCTCTTCGGGAAGCGTCTCTTCTATCTCAAAAACAGGCTGCACGCTCATCCCACTTGCGCTTCCCGCCACCATCAACACCGACTTCTCGCCGCCCAGCCGATCATGGATCGCGCTTTCCACTACGTCAAGCAGCGGGTGGGGGTGAGCCTCAACCCCTCCAGCCGTTTGCTCGGAAGCCCCCACAAGCACCCCTTTCTCCAGAGGCTTCATATCAACCGGGACTTCCTCAACGCCCAGCACTGCCCCCACCTCTTCGGCGACTATCTCAAGCCGCTCCCCGTCTGGAGGGCGCTTGGTCGGAGTGAAGAACACGATCCGCGTGTCCCCCGACTCGGGCCTGCTGACCGCCCCCAGATCCTTATTTCTCATAAGCGGCCTTAGCGCCGATTCCTCCATGTCAAAATGCTCGTTCCACAGGTCCTGCGCGACACCGAGCACGCGGTTGTCTTCTTGGGCGCTGGCCCGCGATTTGGCGGCGGCCACGCCGTTTCGGTTGAGCTTACCCGTCGCCGGGTTCACAACGGGATACCGAAGCTCCGAGTAGCTGCCCGCGTTCGGGTCGCCATCAATGAACCGCGCCGCAACCGCTGCTCGCTTCCCACCTGCCGCGTCGGCAAAGTCTGTCCCGCCCTCGAACTCAGGGTGGTCCTCTAAATTAGGCCGCCCCCAGTCGCCCTCAGCCCAGTCCGGCGACACGTCTTCGGTCTCCGTGAAGTCGGGCCGATCAACCTTGGTTGCGGCAAAAAAGCCCATATAACACAGAAAAGGCGGACCCCGGCACAAGCCAGGACCGCCTGATGTCCAACAGACAGCAAAACCGCAAAATGTCGGTGCGCCTATAGCTTCAGCGCGTCTACCTTATCAATGAAAACCTGTGTAACCTTGTTCCGCGCTGCGTAGAGCTAAGAGTCTGAGGCTTTACAAGTCAAAGGTTCTCAATAAGTCGCTCATTGAGAAGAGGTCTTCGTGCTTCACGTAGAGCTTCTCCCCACACCCCGGCCACGTCTCCGTTTGCCCCTGCGCGGCGAGCGCCGCCGGCGTGGTCCATCCGACGAGGCGAACG